ATCGCAGAGCTGAACGTCGATTTACCATTTTTTCGCGGTACTTCAACATAGGCGCGCGTAAAGCGCCTAAAGCCATCGCGCATAAATCCGAAAATATTGGCAACAATAAAAGCCTGCCACGGCTCAATTATAAAGTTACGCCCCGCGTGCTCGCCTGTTGTGTGCTCCAGTTCCTGTATGAAGGTAATAGCGTGCTCCGCTGCCACCTCATCAAAAACAAACTCCGAGCCCTCACGATCGCGCAAATATCTAGCGCAAGCGTTTTGCACGTGCTTACACGCCACAACCTCGCCAGAGGTAACAGCTAGAGCGTAATCGTGGTAATTCACTCAGGGCGCAGAGATAGAAAATAATTTACTGCCTGCTCAGCAAGTTGCAAATTTCTGTAGATTCTAGGCTCGTGATTCCAGAGCCCATCACCGCCGCAGCATTTCCAGCCGCTTCCCTGATTGGATTCAACAATAAAGCCCTGCCCAAAAGGTTGCACTCTATACTCGCGATAGGTGCGCTCGGCTTTCATCTCGACGTGAGCAGTTTCAAACGCGGCCTTACTTACGGCCTTTTTAACTTTCTTTTCCATATTATGCGGATTTTTGTTTTTTCAATAGTTCTAGTTTACTGGCAGGCTTGACGTTGCCTGTTTCGATTTTTGCCCTAGCGCTTGGTGTGATTCCAAAGAGCTGCCCCATTTGAGTCGCTTGCTTTAATGCACCACTCCGAACGCCATACCACGGATTTACAACCTGATCGCCGAACCTGTTAACAATTACCACGCCCTCCTTTTCTGTCATTTCACAAGCCGCTTTGTACAGGCCCAACTCGTTGCAATAACCAGCCACAAGACCGAGGTCTGCGCCAGCTAGTAGGTTGTTATTCAATAACTCCTTACAGGTGATATCCCAGTACTCATATCCCAATTTGTTTAAGTGCGCGGGTGGTTGTGGAACTCCAGCACTCAACTCAACCAGCATCGGCTGCTCGAGGTTTCGGTCTGCGCGAAAAGTGCCCTCCATTTTTTTTAAATCAACGGGTTTGCGTGGCCTTCCTTTCATATTTCACAAATATAGTATAAAAAACGAAACTTTTATTTTTGCCCGAGTGTAGAGTAGAGGCCGCCAGTGGTTAAGAGGCGAGAGGGGCGCGTGCTTTTACCCCGCTACGGGTCGACGTGCCCCCCTTTTCTCACACCTCTCTCTCTTTGTGTGTGCAATTGCGCGCTAATATCTCAACGTTTAAACCTTAGCCGCTTAGACCTTGCTCTCTTTGCCTGACTTAACAGCGTGGCAGGAATTGCACAACGGCTGCAAATTATCGACATCCCAAAAATTTCCGCCCAATCTTACAGGCTCGATGTGATCCACCATTTGAGCCAGTGTAATCGTGCCCACTTGCTCGCAGTGAACGCAGAGCGGCGCGTCTTGCAATATGCTTAAGCGCAACTTTCTCCAAGCAACAGTGTGATATCTGGGCTCTTTATGTTTGTGCTCGCGTTCTGCTTGTGGCTTACTGCGCTTGTAGTTGGGAAAGGATGGCATCAGTGTAAAGATAAGGCTTGTTTAAATTGTTCCAGCGAACGGATTAAGTAGTAAGGGTACCCGCATTGATTTACTCGCAACTCAAAAGCTTTCTGCTCTGCTGACTGGATGCCTGTCTCTGTCTTTAACTCAACAAACAAAACAACCCCGAAATGTATAACGATCAAATCACTTGCGCCAGATAGTAGCCCTGTCGACTTCATTAGCATTGCTGTGCGCTTATCTCTGAGCCCTCCGTTGGGTATGCTAAAGATTAAACAATTAACATATAAACGTTGGTAGTGATTGCGGTAGTACATTATTATTTCTTGTTGTATTCTATCTTCTGTCATATTATTTAGTACTTTTAAGGTGTAACAGGTGCCCAAATCTACGTGTAACGCCCTCTAGGCTTGGGATAGCGCCGATTTTTGGGCAATTTTGTAACAGGTAAAAAAATTCACGTGTAACGCACGCCCAGCTTGGGATAGAGGTCGTTTGTAACAGGTGTAACACTAAAAACCCATAAACTTTCCCAGAGTATAATTTACAATTGCTCATAAAACGAAAATAAAAAAACCTAGACCTTAAATGTTGCGTTTTACCTGTTACACCTGTTACACCTGTTACAGCGCCTTGTAACTTATTGATTTTGTGCGCGTTGGAGTGTAACAGGTAAATCTCGCCACCTGTTACAAATTGGCTATTTTTGCTCATTTTACCCATTATTTTGCCTTTTTGCCACTTTGTAGGCTCTCATTGTGCGACCATTTACGCGCAAAAGTTTTTGCTCAAAGCCAAAATTTTTAAGTTCAAGGCCGAGTTTTTTCGTGTCAAAAATTCGCTGGTTGCTACAATTCTCAAGATAAATCTTTATTTCGGTGTTACTTAAATATGCCGAATAATCGCTATTTTGTGGTATATATAAAAATTGGTTAATTAATTCAGCCTCAAAATTAATCGCGTTAAATTCCGCGCTATTGTCGTTTAGTTGCACAATATCCTCGCTGCTCAGGTGCCAATCGAACCCACTTTGATAAAGGTCATAGAAAGCCATAAACAGGGCAGTTTTGTCGATTGCGTTGTAGGCGGCGTGGTCAACGCTCAGCACATTAATCGGCAAAATTCGGCGGTTGCCTGTGGGATCTGAGATTAAACCGAGGTCGTTCGTTGTACCTGCCAAAACTGCCAAGCGCTTGAGATCTCTGTGAGTGCGGCCATAAGGCAGGCGGATGCTAAAGGACGCCTTACTTGTTAACTCTTTAAACCGCTTAGCCTCCAGTTTGCTCTTACCCCCAAACTCATCGTCCATTATTATCAATTTTTTGGTCAGTAGTATATCGTCATCCTTACCGCCGTCCAACTTTGACTCGGCGTAGTAATTTGCCAGCGGTTTGGGTAGTAATCGCCTAAAAAACTCAGTTTTACCTGTATTTTGTTTCTCGCCTGCTAGCACTAGGACTAATGGGGAGGTATGGCCGTAAACGCTTGCAACCATTCCGCAACCCCAGTGCGTTAAATATTTCTCTACGTTTGGCGTGCTTGTTTCAATAGTTGCCGCTAGATCACGAATCAACTCTGGGCCTCTTTGCACTGACTGATTTGCGTTAATAAATTCCTCAAAAGGATTGTAGTAGCGCGTCAATTCCGAGTAAATCACCCTACAAAAAAACTCAAAGCTTATCTTATTGTCTGTTACCTCTGAGAAACGCAGATACATAGTATTTAGGGCCATATCGTCCAAAATTTTGGGCCTGCCGTTCAATAATACAGTGCAATCCTCAATATCTGCAGTTATTGTATTGTAGCGCAGTTGGTGGTTGTTAGATAGGTATAGTTGGCAAAGGCTTACAGGCGTCTGCCCACTAAGCTGCAGGTTTACATTGGCAGAGTATACCGCCGCCGCCGTTTCTGTTGCTTTGTCAACGTCCAAGCCAGTTAAGCGCGCAATCTCTACAACCGACTCCTGCCCCCTGCCCTGCTTTTTTGCCATTTTTGCAATATTCTCCAATTTTATTGCCTGCTGGCTTTTCAACTCAACGCCTGCCTGTTTAGCTAGGTGGTAAAAGGTGCCAATTGTTACCTTTTGCTGGCCTGTATCTCGTAGGCAGTAGTTATATTGCCTGTCGGCTTTATTATGGTCGTATTTGTTATTTTGTGCGCTTACAGCGTGGAAATACTCGCGGCCTCTCTCTCCGAACTCAGAAGCTAGTGCAAAGCCGATGCTGAGATAGTTGGAATAAGCGCCCTCTGTCAAATCATACCCGCCGCGACAAATCCTGTCTATTAATTCCTCGAACTCGTTACCAGTGAGCACAGTATTAACGACTTTGGGCTTTGCGGCTTTTTTGGGGTACTCTTTGAACGTCTTAGCCTCGGGATTGTGGTAGAGCAGCGGATCATAAGACAAAAAGCGCAGGCGGCTCACATTTTTACAACTCGCGTCAATTAGTTGGGTGTAGTTTTTAAAATAGTACGATTTTAACCCCTCAAAAGCTGCAAGGTGTTGCTCTGGCTCAATCTTAACCAATGCGGCCAAGCCGTTGCCCGATACGGATAGCAGGGCGGCGTAGGTGTACGGATCGCGCTCTAGCTCGCGCTTTAATTGCGCCACATCCTCGACAGCGTCAAAATCAATACAAATCAGCCCTGAGTGTTGGATGAGGTTTGCATTGGATACATTATTTTTAAACGTCCCGCTTATGGTTACAGCAGGAATCTTTATTTTTTCCGCCGCCTGCTCATCTTTGGAAAGCGAGCGGGTATTTCTGTAGGCCTCAATTTGTGGTAAGTACTGGCCTGATCGGACTAAAGCAAAGTAATCGGCAATCGTGATAGTGTGGTGCTTGTCACTCTGCCGTATGTTTGGCAGAAAGGTTATTTGCATATCGTAATTTTAAGCAGGTGCTCAGTAAGCGTGCAAAGTAGTTGCCCGTTGAGTTTAGCGTCGCGAATATACTCGCCCTGATCATCGTGCAGGTGTATTGCTTTTATCAAAATGCCCTGCTCTGTTACTTCAACGTGAGCGATGCGGGCGTGGGTTGGTTTACTCATTTGATCCCTCCTTTAACGCATAAGTTACCTCAATACCAAAAGCGTTGCGCCCCAGCGTTGTATCTTTAAAAGCTTTTTTCATAGTTTTAACCCATTCCGCCTGAGGTATTGAAATGCCAGCAATAAACTCCTGTATTTCGGTTGTATTATAACTGCGGTCGGTGTGTTCTATTTCGATTGTGATTATAAAGGTTTTCATTTCATACTTTGTTTATTGTTGCTCATTGTTTTATCTTTTTCCATAAGTTCTTTAAGTTCTTTTTTTCTCTGTTCTCTTAGTTGTTCTCGGTTTTCAATACGCCATTTATTTTTTTCTATTGAATCGGTTTTGTATGCAGTAGACAATAGGTCTTTGATTTTGTCATTCATTTGTTACCTCCGTAAGTTTCGTTGTAGTAAATTTCCTCCCAACAATCACTCCCAAAATCTCCTGCATCCCAACCGCTTTTGTAGGCTTCTTCTATCTGTTCCTTCTCCATTTCTTTGGCTTGTAGACTTAAATCGTGAATTTTATTGATTTGTTCAATGGATAATTTATCTAAAATAGCATCGCCAATTATGTCAAATATCTTATCGAGATAAAACTCCACTGCCGTCTGTTGTTTATTGTTTGTCATCTCCGTAAGTTTCGTTGTAGTATTGTTGTGAAAAATCTTCTGCACTTTGTCGTTTTTCAAGATATTCTAAACCATAAGGCAAATTATTAAGATGAATAAACATATCCATTTGAGCGTTTTTAATTTCATCCTTTCGCATTGCTTCGGCTTGTTCAAGTGCTTTGTCAATATCAAATCCTCTCAATCTCAAATTGATGTCTTTTTTGATTTGTTCAACCAACCACTCTACGCTACTCTGTTTATTGTTGCTCATTGTTTTCATAATTTTATCATATAATTTTTAACTGGTTGCCCCTCTGCAAATTCTCTCATCCGTCTGTTTGTGTAGCCTTCGGTATAGCCTTTGCCCCTCCAAAACTTTTGCAGCTCGCGATAGTTGGCAAAGTATAGCACCCGCTCAATAAATGCCTGTTTATACCCCTTGCGGCTTTTCAATTCCCACAAATCTGCTGGCGTTTTTGCAATGTCGTACAGATATCGGCCGTTAAGCTTATCGTATGCCATCTCCTGCAGCACGCCCTCAGTTGCCTGCTTGGATTCTGTTTGGAATATCTCACCGCAAAACTCGCAGAAGCGGGCAGATGCGTAGAGCACAGCGCCACAGCAGGGGCAATCCTTAACAGGTGCCACGCCTTGCCCTTTCTTTTGCTCCATTCCAGCAAATGCCTTACCCCAATCGCGTGCCTCCTGCCAGAATCCTAAGCGGTGCACATTCTCGCCAAAGTCGAGGATAGTGAACTCTTTTTTACTCGCCGTCGGCCGAGATCCACGCCCCACCATTTGAAGCCAAAGCGCTACGGATTTTGTAGCCCTGTTTACAACTACAACCTCAATATCTGGGCAGTCAAAGCCAGTCGTTGCAATTCCGCAGTTAACGAGGATTCCGTATTTGCTACAAATAAAATCCTGTATTAAATCGGCTCTTTCGTATGCGCTTTGTTTTGAGTGAACGCAATAAACCCGCCCCTCTCCCAACTCTTTGGCAAAAGCCTCGGCCGTGTTTATACTGGCCTCAATATTCACACAGAAAACAATCGCCTTCTTATCTCTCCAACGCTTGCAAAACTCCTGCACAACTCCCTCATAAACTTTCGGACGGTTGAAAGCGTCATCCAATCCCTGCGCTGTAAATTCGCCCATTCTGCTGGCAATCTTTGAAGTGTCCACTGGGTGCATTGCATATGTTATAGGATTGCACAGATAGCCCTGCGCGATCAGTTCACCAATCCCTACCGAGTTAATCAGTTTGCCATAGCTTTGGGCCATCGGTGGCTTACTTACTGGCGTTGCAGTTGCTCCGATCACAAAGCCGTCGAATCCCTCCAGAATTTTGCGAAAGTTGCCAATGTGGGCCTCATCAATCACGAGCAAATCGTAACTGCTCAAATCTACCTTGCCGCGCTTTATTTGATTGTTTAGCGTCTCCACCATCAAAATATCGCAGCGGTTTAATTTGCCTGCTTGGCTAAGCAACTCCCTGCGGTGGGTAATGATTGCCACCCTTCTGCCTTTCTCGAGCACCCGCCGCACAATCTCAGAAAATACAACCGTTTTGCCTGCTCCAGTGGGCAAACACAACACAACCCGCTTACTTTCTTTAAAAGCCTCGCGAATCTCATCGACAGCGCTAACTTGGTATGGCCTTAATTGCATATACCCAACAGCTCCTTGACTGTTTTGTAAATCTTTTGGACTGATCTGTCAAACTCCAAAAAATCCCGCATCCTGTTGTAGCTGTTAATTGCTGTCGAGTGATCACGCCCCAACCGTCTGCCAATCTCTGAATATCTCAGGGCGTAGTGCTGGCGCAGAATGTAAACCAACATATGCCGGGCATCCTTAATGTCGCCCTCCCTGGAAGTTGAAAGCAACTGCGCAGGGGTTACATCACAGGCAATGCAAACGGATTGCATAACCTTGGCAAAGTCATCCATTTTGCTCGTAAATTTCACCTGTGGGCGCAGTAGTTCGTTTTTCAACCTTACTACCTCGGCCTCATATTTGGATGTCATTTGTAGGATGCGCATTTGCAGCTCCTTATTCTCGCGTCTCGCTCTGCTGTATAGTTGTAAATAATCTGTAATCATTTGGCTTTATAATTGAATGTCTTGATAGTTCGTACTGCTCGGCAACTTTTATATATTCTCTCAATTTGTCCCGCTCTTCTATGTTGGTAATCATAAAGCAGGCGTTGTAAATGTGCAAGGAGATCGTTTGTTCTGGTAGGTCAATCATTGCTCACCTCCTCCGTAGGTTTGGTCGTAAAATGCTCCAAATGACATTATCACCGCTTGACCACCGCATTGGTTCTTGAATGCTTCTTCTAAATAATTTTCATAATCAGCGTAAAGTTTTATTGTCATTTGCTTTTGCATTTCTTTTGCTTCTCTGATTTCCTCTTGATGGTCTATGTAAAAAGTAATTGCTTGTGGCATGCCTAACTTCATTGCTAACTTTCCACATAGAATGTCCACTGCCGTTTGTTGTTTATTGTTTGTCATTGCTTGTCTCCTTTGTTAATGTTTTTTACTTTGTTATAAAGCCACAACCTTAATCCTTTTGTTGGTTTGTATTGCCAATGGTCATCTAACATTTTTAAGTTATCTTCCCGTACTCTATTCCATTTGTGCAACAACACAAATTTGATATAAGTTCTTATCCAATCAATCATTGCTCACCTCCTTGTATTTTATCACGCATCCATTTTGCACCTTCTATAAATCCTACTTCTAAATAATTCGCAAAATCAATAGGAAACATTTCTACACTGTTCTCATAAGATTGCTTTTGTTCTTGGTATTCATTGTTTGATTCTTTTTGTATCTCCTCATCACTTGGTAGTTCGATATGGTCAACTTCTATACCTTTCAATAACTCTTGAGAACTCACGTTTACATCTCTGTTTATATTGGCAATTATTTCCAATACCTGTTCCTCTGTGTATAGTTTCATTTGTTACCTCCGTATGTTTCGTTGAAATAAGTGTTATAATACCATTGTATTCTTTCTATTGTTTTCAAATCAGAGATTCCTAATTGCTTTTCATCGTTAAGAAACTTGTTGAATTTTTCGTGTTTTTGCTTCTCCATTTCTTTGGCTTTAATTAAAATATCATGTGCATCTGTAAACTCTGATTTGCCATTAATAAATTTTGACAACTCAATGTGTTGCCACTCCACTGCCGTTTGTTGTTTATTGTTTGTCATTGCCCCATCCCTTTCTTTTTTGCCCTATGCCTTGCTTTTCTAACTCTCGCTTGTTCTCTTCTGATTGATTCCTTTGCTTCCAGTGCAAACAATTTCTGCAACGCTGCTGCCAAATCATTCTCGGCAATGAGCAAACGCTTGGCACAATCCTGCCCGCGATCTTCCCACGTTTTGGCTTTGTCTTTTTCTGCTCTGGCTTCAGCTTGAAGGTCTAGCAGTTTGGTGGATTGCTTGGCATATTGCAAAGTCTTTCGGTTTAATTCCCTGCCCAATCCGCGCACCTGAGCACGTGAGGCGTTGATGGCAAGCCCGAGCACGATCGTGCTGCCGGCTGTTGCTGCGGTTAAGATTTCAATTATCATTATCGTTTTTTATTACAAGGTTTAAAACATACAGCGCGGCCACGCAAAGCATAAAAGAAAAGCGAGCGGTCTCTGGCCACGTCAACGGGTTGAATTGCCCCGATACAAATACAAATCCTGCATAGGTGATCAGCAGGGCCTGCACAAAGCAGAGCATAGTTGTGCGGATGCTCATTTGTCCCCCCTCCCCTTATACATACGTCGCTGCACAAGCATTTGCGTGAACTCATCAAACTCGGGGCGAAATTCATCGCGCTCAAATTTGTAGGGCTCGGCTTCAGGGGTTTCAATTCTGCGCTTTTTGTTGCGGCGAATTACGTGAGCGCAGTAGGCCACCGCAATGGTAGCAGGCGCTAAAATGATTGGGTAAATAATATCTAAACTCATAAATGTGGTGCTATGTGGTTGCAAATATAAACGCCTTTTCCACAAAACAAAACATTTTTACAAAAAAAAATGCCCCGAGCCGAAACCCGAGGCAGTTAGCACCACACTAACGGCGCAAATATACTCAAAGATTTTGTAAGGTCTGCTCTAATTTCCTCAACGTTTCTAAGCTCTTAGGCTCCTTTCTGCTCCAGTGAGTTAAGACGCACCGATTCACGCCTGCAAGTGCGCAAAGTTTGGTCAGGGTTACGCCCTTTTGGATTGCCTTAATTTTTAAATCAGTAACGATATTTTTTTCCATATGCTACAAATTTACAAAAAAAGCGATAAATTTGCAAATGTTATGCAGTACCACACAGACACAAGCCGCGTCTCAAAGAGCGGCCTCGACCTAATTAATCGCGCCCCGGCACTTTATTACGAGCGCTATCTAAACCCCAACGCCTCACCGCAAAAAGAAACCCCGGCGCTAATCATTGGCTCCGCTGCTCATTGTGCAGTATTCGAGCCTGCGGAGTTCGGCAAACGCTATGCTGTTGCACCTCATTGCGACAGGCGCACAAAGGAAGGAAAAGAAGTATGGGCCAACTTCCTCGAGCATTCAAAGGGGCTCATCCCACTGGATGCTGAAAGCGCCACAATGGTGGAGCGCATAATGGAAAGCGTGCGAGGGCATCGGACGGCGCAGTACTTACTAAAGGACGGCATTGCTGAGCAACCAATTTACTGGAATGATGAAGAGACGGAAGTAGATTGCAAGGCTCGCCCCGATTGGCTAACTCCTGACAATGTAATTATTGACCTTAAAACAACAGAGGACGCAAGCCCTAGGGGATTCGCTCAGAGCGTTAAAAAGTACCGCTACGATGTGCAGGCCGCATTTTACTCCGACGGCCTCGAGGAAGCCACGGGAAAGCCCTGCAACGGTTTCTTTTTTGTTGCTGTTGAAAAGCACCCGCCCTATTTAGTTGGCTGGTATTTCATCGGTAATGAGGATCTAAAGGAAGCCAGACAGAAATACAAAAAAAATCTGATGACCTACGGCTTTTGTAAAAAGTCGAACATATGGCACGGATATAGTGAAATAGTAACAAAGGTAATTTTATGAGCAACGAAATAACAGAAACAAACCCCGCGCCACTCAGCAGCTTCGAGTTGGCCCAACGCCAAGCAAAAGCCCTGAGCGCCTCAGACTTGGTACCACAACAATACAAAGGCAATGTTGCCAATACTTTGGTGGCCTTAGAAATTGCAAACCGCATCGGAGCCTCTCCGCTTATGGTTATGCAAAACCTGCACATCATTCACGGGCGGCCGAGTTGGTCCAGTACCTTCGTGATCGCCGCAATTAACGGCTGCGGAAAATTCACCGCCCTGCGTTTTGTTGGGGATCTTGACAAAGGTATTAAGGCAGTGGCAACCGAAAAGGCAACAGGCGAGACAGTTGAAGGCCCCGCCGTTACTATGGCAATGGCAAACGCTGAAGGCTGGGTAAGCAAGGCGGGCAGCAAATGGAAAACAATGCCCGAGCTAATGATGCGCTACAGGGCCGCCGCTTTCTTTGGCCGTCTCTACGCCCCCGAGATTACAATGGGGATGCACAGCGTTGAGGAGGTTGTAGATATTCAACACGAAGAGCCCGCAGGGGTTGCAGCGATCAACGCTAAACTAATTAACCCAACGGCTGAATAAGGTCTTTAGATTCCAGCAAAGTATAAGTGAAGCGGTTGCCGTGAATGGTGGCCGCTTTTTTTGCTAATGCCATAAACTCGTTGAAATCTGCAACGCGTTTGAACACTTGGCAGCCGTGGCTCCAGTCATCCACCCGGGCACTGTCAACTCCAGCCTTGTGAATGTTAATACCAAACACCCCCGTCTCAGTTTTATCTTGTTGGTAAATCCCGTCTTTGGTGTA